GCGCATACTGGGCACCTACACTATGTAGCTTATTCATGATGAAGTCAGGTCGCATAGACACTGGGACCCGTTTAATGAAGGAATCGTACTGGAAAACCACTTTCTCGATCAACTTAAAGATCGGTCCTACAGCGCACTTGAATGCGTCAGTGCGTGAGTTGATGCCCCGAGCGTGCTTGTATTCGGGGTAGGTTTCATCCTTCACAAACGATTTGCAACGGAATTCTTTGGAGGTAAGAACACCGCGGCACTCCTCCCACACCAACCGGAGCTCATCCTTGCGCCATGCAGGGTAAGGAGCATTCTCCAGCCAGGTCTCCAGTGACACGTCAGAGTCAAAGGGCAGTGGGTCGAAGTTTTGTCGCACAAATTTCTTCACGAAGACCCGCAAGCGTGCGACACGCGCGGGGTCGAAGGGCGGGGGTGCAACGCCAAAGCGTTTACAAACCCCAGCAGCCACAGTCATGGGCTCACGGAGATCGGGTTCCGGCGGACAATAACCTTGAACATGACATCCAAGTGATACATTCACCGGTGATCGTCGCTGCATATCAAAAGGGGCGACAGGACTAAAACGAACAGACCGTTTTATTTCAGCAAGTGCAGGTAGAGGAACCTCACCAACCCGATACCCATAAGCCAACAACCGCTCATCTACAAGCGTGGCGCCAGGGCGAAGCCAAAACCCAGGTCAGAAATGTGGCTTCTCATTTGGCTGAACGCCGCAATAGCAACAAGTTGCGCATTCAGCATGACATCGTACTCCACGCCATTAAAGTGAAGATAGCGTGAGTAACCTACTGATGTCAAACGGGCTCCAATTCCCGCAATCGCCGAACGGAAAGTCTTTTCGTCACGATCCATTCGTTTCACATCCGGGCTGGTCATTTGCGCGAACGCCTCAGCACTGATCAAGAGGCGATCGACACGGCTCCGGTAGCGACCACGGCGCGTTAGCTTCACCCACGCGTAGAGGGGCATGTGCTTGATCTCCTTGGTTGAGACGGAGTCAGGACGGAGATCCGGGTGTTCGAGGAAATGGTGGCCATCAAACTTGAAATTGCATTCTTCTTGTTCGATATGCAGCATTTCGGCGAATGCAAAGGAAGCAAGCGTCGGCAAAGCAGCAGCCAACGGATTGTAGCCAAAAGCACTCAACAGGCCTGATGCTGTCAAAGCGACTCCTGACAGCGACCAGATTTTCCACATTCCACTCCCCGATTTTTCACCGAAGTCGATATTGATTGCTTCTACCGACGACTTGATGTGCTGGCAGGCTTGGGCTCGGAACAACCGATTCGCCTCCAACGCAGCAGCTTCACGGACTTCAGCCGAGTCAGCTCGGAGACGCTGA